GAAGAATTTCACTCCGGGCTACCTTGTTCAGGCTACTTTCGGGTACCCGCGCGTAATCACGAATATTACTCTGCACTGGTGGGGTAAACCGGAGTGGGGGCAGACCTGGGATCAGGTCATGGCGTTCTTCTGCGATTCGCCTACTGTTGGGACGAGCGCTCATGAGGTTATCTCTGATGGTATCGTCGGGTATATTGTAGATCATTCTGCTGCGGCGTGGGCTAATGGCAACGCTAAGGGTAATGCTCAGAGTATTACGCTGGAATGTAACCCGCGTATGAGCGAGGGTGACATGAATACTGTGGCTGAGCGTATCGCTGATATTTGGCGCGAGCAAGGTCGTATTATCCCGCTGACTGAGCATAGGGACTGGTTCTCTACCGAGTGCTCTGGCACGTGGAGCAAGGGCGAGATGACGCGCCGCGCAATGCAATACTACAACGGGGGCGGTAGCTCTCAGAAAGATTGGTTTGATATGGCAACCAAGCAAGAACTGGAAGAAGTTGTTTTCAACACCCGACGCCCTGAATGGGGCAACCGAACACTGTCCGAGATTGTACGTGAAGTAGATCAGAATACTTGGGCAGGTGTGCGCATGACTAAGGTTCTGTTCAATCAGTTCCGCGTAGGTATCCCGCACCGCATGAAAGACGGTTCGCTGGCTGTAGGCTTGCGTAAGCTTCTTGGCTACTCTGACGAGGCACAGGGGGACGCGCGTAAGACTGAGTTCGACCAGGACGCGCAGACCATGTACCGCAATTTCCCTAACTAATCTTTGAGATAAGGAAAAATATTATGAACAATGAACGCTACGCAGGAAACGTAACTAAAACCGCGACTATGGGTGTTGCTATGGTTGGAGCTGTGATGACTATTCTCGTCTTCATTGCTGGCCGCTTTGGTATCGAACTGCCTAGTGAAGTCCAGGCAGCTATTTCTACCCTTATCCTTGGTGCTACCGCGTACCTTTTTGGTCGCAATGCTGTTGGTGAGAAAGCGCATACTGAGGGTATCGTGTCCGATGCTGTCGATTCGCATGTTGGTGAAGCTGTTTCCAAGGCTGTAGGGGCTGTTGATTTCTACGAGGCATTGGAAGCTATCTCTCGCGGAGTTGTCGGAGACCCTGCACCTGAGCACGTGTCCGAGGTGCAGCCTAATCCTGCTGATTCTATGCGTGAGCAGTGGGAGAAGGAAGCACTTGGTGGTCGCCAGTACCGCTACGGTGAGGAAGGCGCACCTGAGGGCGGCGCACCTGGGAAGATTTATGACCCGCGCGTCGGCTGGGTTGATGACGCTCCGGATCAGTTTCCGAGTGATTCTGTAGCCCGCTAAGTATGGAATTATCCCCCGCACCTGCCACATGATTTAGGTGCGGGGGATAATTTGTTTCGTCCGGAAACCAGAAAACAATACCTGAATCCATTATAGATAGTTTTGTTTACTTGGTACTAATCCAGTATATCAGCTAGTTTCACGTCTTGGTACTCGATTCGGTGTGATTTATATTGCATATACACAGCTAGTGCGTGCGGTGCAAGTAGCGCTACTCCGATGATCGCGCATCCTGCAACGTATGGCATGTCTGCGTAGAGTGTTTCTCCGATCATTGCAGATACGATGTTTACACATAGCAGGAATACTGATAACCCGAGCATTACCCAGCCGAATGTTGCAATGTTCTTGGTGATTTTCACTTTTCCTCCAAGTTTGCCATCATTTCTGCAAGAGCTATTACAGCTTGTTGCGGGACAACTCCGTTGCCAATGGCTTTAAGCTGTTGTGCGCGTGTTAGGCATAAATCTGAATTAGTAACCCATCCTTTAGGTAGCCCCATCATCCACTCGCTAAACTCAGGGTTTAGCTGTATTTTTCCTGTACGAGATGGACGCCCAGGATCGGGTGCCTTATTTCCTGTAACAAGTTCCCATCTCTCTATAGATGGTGTGTACTCACGGAAATTATATTGTGTCTTGGTATTTCTTTCCTTGTCAGTGGCACCCCCTCCACTATTGCATTTACCCAATCTGGCACTAATAGAGCCGATTTTGTTGCTTTGTACGGGTTCTTCCCTCCACGCGCTCCGTCTGTCGCTGTAGGTGTAGGAATCATTGCGCCAGGCGAGGACAAAGACCCGTTCGCGGTGGTGTGGCGCGCCGATGTCTGATGCTCGTATAGAGCGCCATTGAGCACTATACCCGAGGGTGGCAAGATCGCCGAGTACACGTCCGAGTGCCCGCAAAGCAGGTTCGGTGTCGCTACCCTCCCCTGTTCCCATACATCCCGGGCAGGGCTCCAAATCGCTAGAGGCTGTCGCACTTCTAGCTCCTTTCACGTTTTCCCACACTACGAGGCGTGGTCGAATAATTTTGATGGCTTCTCGCATGGATACCCACAGGTTCGATCGGGTTCCATCTATCATGCCCCGCCGGGCCCCTGCTAGGCTCACGTCTTGGCAAGGTGAACCGCCGGAAATAATGTCTACCGGCGGTACTTTCTCCCAATCTACTGTGGTAGCGTCACGAAAATTTGGAGCTTCTGGGAAATGCTGCGCAAGAATCTTTGACGGCGCTTCCTCAAATTCGCATACCCATTCAGTTTTTGCATTTAGGGCATGCTCAACAGCTAGAGCTAGTCCCCCATAACCCGCGAAAAGTTCTCCGCTTTTAAGAACAGTCATTTCTATATTCCCTATATTAAAACTATAAGGTTGTAGCAGTATTCGTTGATTTTCATTAGAATCTGACTACCTTTCCGTTTAGTCCTGATTTTTCTAGTATGTCTAGGTCTGAGTAAGTGTATGCGATAAGCACTGATGGGGCAGGTGCGGCGTGTTTTCCTTCTACTCCGTTTGAGTCAAAAAATTTTGTCCTGCCTGCTAGGAATAGTGCGCCTTTTGCTACTGGGAATATGTGCTTGTGCCAGTAGCTTGTGTCTGTTCGTGCGAAGATGAACGCTATTCCCGAGCCGCCGTTTTTAGCGTGCTCTGACATTTTCCGCATCCAACGATCTATTCCTCGCCCGTAGGGCGGGTTTAGCCATACACGCCCCTCCCAGTGCTGCACAAGACCATTTTCTAGCTCTGTGTATGTTTTCTTTGCGCCTGTCCAGTTCCTGTTTTCAATTGGGGATGCTGGGTCTAGGTCAAATTCGCCTAGCGGGTCAAGAATCTTTCGAGGCGTTAGCCAAGTATCTGTTGCTTGTGCTTCGCGCTGCGGCATTGTCATTATTTCTTTTCCTTTCGGGTGTTCCATGCGACGTATTCGCGGGCGCCTAGTGCTGCTGCTGCCATTGAGAAGATTCCGTATGCCATTTGCTCTGCGTCGAACTCCATGATGCTTAGGGTTGGGGTGCATACGATTACTGATGCTGCGATTACCACTGTTGCAATGATTGTTGCGGTGATGATTGCTTTTTTCATTTTCTTTTTCCTTTCTTTGTACTTCTAGTGTATCACCCTCCACTAACCCTATCAAGCTAATAGAGGGTGATACTCGTCATATTTACTTATAGTATTCCGGGATTCGCTCTCGGATTAGTATATCTGCATTATCAGGGAGACCTTGCGTAGCCTCATTACCGCCTGGCAGTGTATGCCATATGTCAGCATACTGACTAGCGTCAGTCGTTGTGACAATAGCATGTGCCGCGTTCTCTAGTGGAAGATCGAATGTTGCGGTAGATATTGGCTTGGAGCCTACCAGTCCACGCCGAGTGAATATCTCTACCACACCACTTGCAAGCCTCTCGAAGGTGTATATCAGCTTAGGCTCTCCATGCTTTCGCTCATAGACTACAACTAGATTGTCGTGATCGAAATGAAATATCACACATGGGGGTTCCGGGTTGCTAGTCACCTTGCGCTTCTTCCAGCGTCATATGCAGGGCTAAATATCCCTTATTGCTATTCAGTGATTCCATTGCAGTCTTGCTACGCACTACACGTATTCCGTATCGCTTTAGCGCCTTGTCTACCAGGTCTTCTACGCGCTGTGTGCGCCACACAAGCTTATCCGTGAGTGGCATGTCGTATCCGTCCAGCTCTTTAGCTATCGCTGCGTACTGTGCGTAAGCATTCTTGAAAGCCGCTTGCGAGAGCCGAGACGTATCTAGTGCTGCCGTATCTTCGATAATGCGCACAGTGACTACATGGTGCAGAATCGTCTTGCTACTCATTTTCTTCTCCGATCGAGAATAGGATTTCTGCATATTTATCCGGATTTTTGGTTTTATCCGGTACGACTCGCACTCTCTCACCATCGAAAGCAGCTTCTACGGCATCCCATGAAGCTAGACGGATGGTTAGGCGGCTAGAGTGAGACTTTAGGAAGGTTAGATCCTTCAAAGCGTTCTCTAAGCGCGTATGCTCCTCGAAAGTCAGGTGCGTTGTGTCTAGCGGCTTTACTTCGACAGCGCCATCTTCATTTTTCGTGGGTTGCAGGCTTATTTTACGCATCGAATCTCACTACTTTCTGGTTTGCGATTTCGTAGCGCAGATCGGCGATTAGGTTGTCGAGTGAGGTGTGTAGGATGAATTTCATTGCCCGTGCGTAGCCTCGCTGTTTCGCGTGTATGCCGTTGCCTGCAAGTGTGGTGTACTTTTCGGCAACTTTTTTGGCGGTTGCGTATGAGCAGTATTTGCCATGCTGTCGGAATACTTTGGTGAGCTTTTGTGCCAGGTGCTCGAATGTGTCGGCGTGAATAAGAATGTATTTCATGTATTTAATCATGGCATTACATGGGGTCTGTGCGCAAGCTATTTCATGGTGTTTATTGTCACATATATGCCAGGTGTATCTTCCTATACTTGAGTGGTATACTGGATAACGAAAAAGCCCCCGAGGCAAAAGCCGCGGAGGCAATTCCGGAAAGGAAATGAAACAGAAAGGATGTCCCGGTGAACATTATACACCATTTCGACTACCAACACTCATTCACCATGATTCCGAACCAAATCCTGCGCGATTCAAGGCTTTCATGGGGTGCACGTGGGCTTATGGCGTTTATCGTTTCACAGAAACCTGGGTACTCACTCTCACGCCAAGAATTAATCGATGCATCACCTATGGGGCGCATGGGGGTTAAATCTCTAATCGACGAATTGCAAGAGCTTGGGTATTTGGAGATTTCTCAGTCTCGCGAGGGTGGCAAATTTGGTTCTTCGATCATGGTTGCGAAGCTCCCAAGTGTCTCACATAGTGAGCCGTTGTCAGGTTTACCGTCAGCGGTTGCACCGTCGACGGTTTCGCTGCATACTCCTCTTAATACTAAAGTTATCAATAATACTAATTTACCCCCTATAGTCCCCCGTGGGGATGATGTGGCTCAGGTCACAGAGCCGTTACGCGCTGACGCGCTCACTGATTGTGATGAACTCGGAACTGATTCGATTTTGGAAATCAAACCTGACACTCAGCAGCATTGGCGAAAAGCTAACGAGGTAGTCCAGGTATCCAACGCTAATACCCCTCAGAAGCCACAGAACGCTCCTCTAAGCGACTTTGATACGTTTTGGGCACTAGTTCCCAGACGGGTAGGAAAAAAGGCGGCAGAACGCGCCTGGAGGGCTGTAAAGCGTCGCGGTGAGTCTCATGAGGCTATCGAAGGCATGCGGGCATACGCAGCAGCATTCGTACAGAGTGGCACAGAGCTTAAATACGTCCCTCACCCGTCCACCTGGCTCAATCGTCGCGGATGGGAGGACGACCTGCAAGCCATATTTCCCTCTCAGAAGCCACAGATGACCGAATGGGAGCAGAAAGCCACCCAAATGGGTTACGACCTATCCGCACTAAAAAACGCCCCGCAAATCGCCGCACAACGCTTTGAAGAAAATCGAAAGGAAATTATCCAATGGAACTAAACACAATGCGAGCGCTCTACACGATCTCCACCGGGCTAGACCAGCGCCTAAAGCCGCTACCTGATGAAATCCTTACGGTATGGGCAGAAATTTGCGCAGAGGTACCAGACAAGTACGCTCGTGAGGTGCAGAAGCGACTTTATTCAACACGGCGCATATCTATACTTCAACCGGGGGACATTTTGGAGACTTGGCAGGAAATTAAATCCGAGATTGATACAGCGATCAGTAAATGCTCTCGACTCGCCGCGAAGTACGATTCTCTGGAGATTGAAGACATGCAGGATTACGAGACTGCTATACGTGTGTATGAGTCATGGAAGCGTGCATATGCTGCTGTACCTGAGTTTGTGCGTAGTGAGGTTGATTTGCGTGTGATTAATGCGCCACGCATGCCGCGCGAGACCACG